GTCCAACCGAGCTTCAACAGCTGTGACGCAGGCTCAATCAGAACTTCGTCCGTCCCGGGCGCGCAGTATATACCGCAGAACCCAGCCGAACTCAGGTCTGTGACAACCTTCGATTTGATCGTGAAACCCAACGTCGCAAAATCTGCGACGGGATCCCACGGACCATCGACACGAAGAAGACCGTCATCGCCTTCCACAAAGACAGGACTATCCCATCCTCGCTTGGCCATGAAAAATTTGATGAGCATGAAGTTGGTGAAACCGTTGCCGAGAGACGTCCACATGTCTCCCGAGCACCGTGTGTGCACCTTCAGGGTGGCGTGTTTTGACACCAGCACCTGCTTCATCGTCATCGCCTTCTTCAGGTCGCGCACCAGCGTCGTGTCATGTCCACGAAGCATGTACTCAACCAGAGCGTACTCTGCGACAGAGGTTATCTCCGGGAGAAAGTGCGCCTCAAACGAGGTGAAGTCAGTCTCTGCGTACACCGCGCCTTCACGTTCGAGTGCCTCGCGAATCACACGCGGACGATCTGGAACAGGCACGTGCTTAATAAAAGCACTGTGCTTGTACAGTTCGTCTTCGATAGCGTGGATCGCAGGCCCAAATCGAACTTTGGCCTTATCGGTGCGCGACATAATCCACCTGGCCTCCTTCGGCTCCAAGTAGGCCTCCTTCTTCAAGAAGGCCTTACAATAGAAGTCGCGAGGCTCCAGTGAAATGAGATCATCAGCGACACGTTGAAGTGCCACCTTCCTCTCAGCTGTATACGTGCCGTTCTGTGCGAGCCATGACTCGACACTCAAATCAGCGTCGGGCGCTATTGGCCGCATATTTTTGTTGAGCCAGCTCCGAACGAAAGAACGGAACTGCCGACGGACACGTGGTTGGATGGGCGGTGTGATGCGCGCACACCGCTTGTATGCGCCCATTATGATCGTGGTCAAATCACCAGGATCTGCAAACTGGGGCGCAAAGGGCCCGACTCGGACTGGTAGTCCGCGGGCGATCGGTGCCGCCCAACAGGTCTGTGGCTGTCGCACGGAGAGGCTAATTCCGGGCTTGGTCACATAGCTGGTGGGAAGTTTTCCGGCGAACCTCCACCTGGCACAGGGGAGGAGGTCGCCGCCGGTCTGACCCCTCAGAGCCCACTGCGCAACGCAGCGGGCCCGAGGGACAACCGAAAAGGGTACGTCAAACACTCACGGGCCTGGATCAACAAAAATTTGTCCATCAGGCCCGGATTTGCAAAACACACCTGTGCAATGAACAGGGTGCTGTTGATCACAGTCGGCGCACGCGCCGCCGGAATGTTGATGTACTGTGCCCGGGTAGCGTGGGCAGCCAAAATGGCCGCCGTGGGCACATTGCCAGCGAAGGCAGTCAACAACGCGGTCAACAACTCCACGCAGTACTGAACCCTGCGCGAGCTGGCCACGGTGACATCCTGCTGGATGTGGACGGAGACGATAGACGCACCTGAAGTGCAGGTGCAGATCTTCCAAGAAGCAGGGCGTTCATCCAGCTGCCGCTCCTCGTCGTCCTCACCGTCATCGTTTTCGGGCACGCCGGTGCGGCAGACAACGTAATCGTCGTCGAACCACACACAGGCGCGCTCCCAGCACCCCGCCTCAAGGGGCCGTGTGTGTCTCCACGGGCAAAAGAGGCGTCGCCACCAACGGGTGCGGTCGATGTCACGCGTCAGCACGCGCGACATGTTGCGGGTCCACCGACCGAAGCGGTAGAGCGACAACAACAGAATCACAACAGGCACCCCAACGGCAAAGACGTACCAGGGGGGGCAGATCATAGAGACCAAAATGGTCACCAGGCGCATAATCGAAAGC